GAAGTTTTTTCAAAAGAAAAAGCAAGATTAAAAAGAATTATAAGAAAAATTAATAAAACATTAATTGCCAATGAAGGAAGATTACCTATGGAAGAATATGAAAGATTAATAGAATTAACAGGAGGTAGAAAATGAAATTAATTGAAGCACTTCAAGAAATAGCCAACAACAAAGAAGTTCATTTTTCTACAAAATTAAGGGGATCAGAATTAACAGTAAATTATTTCGGTGTTGATGATTTTACTACAATAAGTGGATCTATGTTATCTATAGGAGATATTATAAGGTGTTTAAATCAAGAGATACAATGTGTAAAAACAAATTCAAAAGATGTAACTGATGTTAAAAATAAGAAGATCAGAAAACTAGGTTTTATAGAAGAAAATACATTTAGAAAAAGACAAAATGGAATGACAAGTGAAGATAGAAGATTATTAGATAGCAATTTCAGAGAACTAGGAAATAAAATCAATGAAATAATAGATAAATTAAATGCAGAAGCTGATAAAGATGGATAAAGAAGTTATTAATAATTTAATAAAAAAGCTCGAAGAAATAAGAGACACCGAAGAAATCGAAAAAGTTAATGTTATTCCGTTTCAAGAAGTAGAAGAAACTCGATTTATGAATGGAGAAATATATGTAATATTATCAACTACAGTAGAAATCAGAAGTAGAAGATTATATCGAAAAGGAGATATTACTGACGATTTTATTTATAAAGCAGTTTAGGAGGTAAATAATGAATGAGTAGAAGAATAAAGCATTTCGGAGGTCAACATGCAACTCATCCAATAAAAGATCCTAGACAACTAGATCAAGTTATGAGATTCTGGAGACTTCAAATGGAACATGCTAAAACAGAAGTCAAGAAAAAACAAGCTTACCGAAACTATATGATATTTCTGATCGGATTTAATACTGCATTTAGAGCTGAGGATTTACTTCAATTAAGAGTTAAAGAAGTAGAAAAAGGCTATATGTCTATTAAAGAAAATAAGACCGGTAAAATGCAAAATTTCAGGCTAAATAAACAACTTCATGAAGAGATAATGGAATATGTCGATTATATGGGTTTAACTAGTTCAGATTATCTCTTTATGGGGCAAAAAACAAAAGATACCTATAAAGGTAAAACAACAAAAGTTATTTATCCAGTTACTAGACAAAATATGCAACGCATAATGCATAAAGTAGCTGATGCAGTAAATATAGATTTCACTTTCGGCTTACATAGTTTAAGAAAAACATTCGGTTATCAATTTATCAGGAATGGAGGAAATATAATAACACTCCAGAAAATGTATAATCATGATAATCCAATAGTTACTTTACTATATGTTGAGTGGGGAAACGAGGATGCTGAAAGAGAAAGAACAGACATGTATATGGGAGGTAAATATACCAAACGAAATACATTAAAAAAGTAGTAAAAAACGATGTCGATAACACTTGACAAGTTTTTTATAAAAAAACAATGAAGGAAGCCTTTAAATATGGGAAGAATAGAAATAAAAAATGTTATAAAAAAAAGTTTCCAGTTTTAGGGGTTATGTAAAGTTTTTAAAGAGGAGGTTTTTATGTTATTTTTAAAAATTTATACAATAGTTGTTATGAGCTTAGTTATTATTGCTGCTATATATGACATGAATAATAAAAGAGTTAAAACATCTATTACAACAGATATTATTCTGATAATAGCTTGTATTCCTATCTTATTACTAGCTATATGTGTGAATTAATAAGTAGAGAATTAGCTGGGGTTTTGGAAACTTATAAAAGATACAATATAGAATATGATAGGTTTTACAATATAGTATATGTAAATAGAGCTATTCCACCTATTGATTATTATTCTTTAAGATATAGGTTGAGGAATGTTCCAGAAAAAATAAAGGACATCAGAGTATATGGCGAAAGAATTGATCGTATTCAGGAAAGGAATTTATAGAATGACGGAAAAAGAGTTAAGTCAATATTATTATTTAAAGAAAGAAATCGAAGATTTAGAAAATAAGTTAGCTGAATTAGGTTATGGAGTTGGAGCTATTAAATGGAGCTTAGAACCTAAAGGAACTGCTTTATCTGCATCTATTCAAGAAAAGATAACAGAATTAAAGGATTTATGGATATCAAGAAGAATGGATGCTATCGAGACTTATTTAAAAATAGGAAATTACATTAACACTATTCCAGAACCTGATATTAGATTGATTGCTACTTATAGATATCTTAATTTATTAACATGGGATCAGACTGCAGCTAAATTAGGAGATGGATCTGATAGAACTACAGTTGCAAAAAAAATGAGAAAATATTTAAAAAATTCCCACATTTCCCACTTATCTATGAAATAATGATATCGTGATAATGTAGTTGAAGGGCATTATCATATGGGTACTTCCCAATAGGTAGAGTGTAGTGTTAAAGCCATATAACACATCTTATTAAGAGAGAGGATTAATTCCTCTCTTTTATGTTTATTGAGAAAGGAGAGCAAAAATGCAAAAAGTTATCACTATAAGCAATCAGAAATATACTATTAAATCGAGTGCATGGACTCAATTTAAGTATAAGAATGATACCGGAAGAAATTTACTATCAGATCTACAAGCACTTCAAAAGAAAATTGAAGGTAAATCTGAGAGTGAATTAATTGCTTCATTAGATGATATGTTAGGAGTCTTAATGAGAATAACCTATAATCTAATCGAAGAAGCTGGAGACGATAAAGTTAAATCATATGAGGATTTCTTAAAGAATGTAGATGATCTATTCTCAGATACTCAATGGTTAATTGATACTTTAGAAGTAGCTATAGCGCCCTTATCTGGGGGAACTAAGACACCTTCCCCACAAATCAGACAGTAATAAAGAGATGGATGAGTTTGATGTTCTAGCATTAGCTATTAAAGCAGGTATTAAACCACAGGACATGAAGGAAATGACTTATGTTTCTTTAGTTAATACATTAATAGCTATGGTTGATGATGGAACATCCGATAGTTCGGACGGAGTTCGAGAAGCTACTCCAGAAGATATAAAAAGGTTTTTTGGTTAAGAAAGGAAAAGATAATATGAAAGAAGTAAGAATAATCAATAGTTATAATGATTCAGAATTAAACGAGTTCGTTAATGCTGGAAGAATATTAAAAGTTACAGAAGAAAGAGCTGAGGCACTAATCAATGCTAAAGTAGCAGAAGAATTAGTTGTTCCAGAAGTAGAAGAAGCTGATGCAGTTGTAGAACCAACTGAACCAGAAGCTGAACCTACTACTCCAGAAGAAGGTAATCCAGAAGAAGGAGAACCTACTGAGGAAACTAAAGAAACTACTCCAGAAGTAGAAGATGCTAAAGTTCCAGAAGCTGCAGTTGAGAAAGCTACTTTAAAAGATAAATCTAGTAAGAAAAATAAATAATGTCTTACGGAGCTAGACAGAAGTTCTATAAGAGTACAGTCTGGGATAAGGTTAGAAAGACTGTATGGTTAAAACAAAACCTATTATGTAATAGATGTCATAGACCAGTTTATGTAGATGGATTATCTGATTGGCTTCCTAAGAGCCAACGCAGAACCGGAATTGTCCACCATAAAATCTACTTAAACGATTTAAATGTTTATGATAAAGAAGTAGCTCTTAACATGGATAACCTCGAAGGTATTTGTAAAGAATGCCACGAGAAGGAACATCATCCTAATCTTTCAACTAGAGAAGAATATGATTTCGATGACAATGGTAATCTTATTAAAAGGAGTTGAAATAATGAATATATATACTCCATTGAAAGTAAGAGAAAAACATTTTGTTGATGAGTTAAATAAGAAGATACCTTCACTAGAATACATTAGTGGTTACAATGGCAGTGAAAGTAAAGTATTACTTAAATGCAAAAAATGTGGTAGCGATTTTGAAAGAACTGCAAGTATAATTAGGAATCCACATTATAAGAAGTTTAAATGTAATAAATGTTATAAGATAAACAAGCAAATAAATAACTTCATTAACAAAAGAATAAAAGAGTTTAATAAAGCCACTTTAAGAGAGACTGAAAAAGTAAATAAATGGTTGCATAAGAACACTTTATATATTAGGCAATGTAAATATTGTGCTAAAGAAATCATTTCAGATTCTAAATATAAAGAAGTATGTGATAAATGTAGAGTCAAAAAAGATAAGCATTCTTATAAGTCTTTAAAAAAATTATATAAAAGAGATAAAGGAATATGCCACATATGTAATGGGAAATGTAATTACAAAGATTATATAGTTAAGAACAATACCATCATATGTGGTGATTCCTATCCAAGTATCGATCATATTATTCCAATAGCAAAAGGTGGAACAGACTAATTTAAAATTAGCGCATAGAAGATGCAATTCATTAAAAGGCGACAATCTTCATCTCTAAGGGGCTTGTTAGGTTTTCCCCCTTTATCAGGGAGACCGAGGCGAGAGGTTTGAAAAAATGTGCAAAAAGTTTGCATATCCCCCTATCTTTTTTGAAAGGAGAGCAAAAATGCAAAAAAAATACAATCTTAATCTAAAAGAGTTGAAAAAAGCTTTTGAAGCTATGAACACAGAAGATTCTATATCTAATAGAGCAATATTAGGACTCAACTTAGTTAGAGAGGCTGAGTTCATGAAGTCAACTCTTAATAAATTAAAAAAAGAGATTACTTCTAAGGGAGTTGTTACCGAGATGGATCAAGGTAAGTACACCATCGATAGAGGTAATCCAGCACTAAGCCAATATAATCAGCTAGTCAAAAATTATCAGAGTTGTATTAAACAGATAAATGATTTACTACCTAAAGAAGATTTACCAGATCCAGATAATTTTGATAATGATGATTTAGAATGACATATATTGAAGAATACTTTAATTGGATTCAAAAGAATCCGAATAAAGTGTGTAAAAAAGTTAAACGAGTATATGAAAAACTGGTTAACGATTTAAAGAAACCTCAAACGGTTTCTTTTTTTAATAAAGCAACTGAGGAAAACGAGACTCATACTTACATATTCGATGAAGCTAAATCAGTTAAATGTATTAACTTCATTGAGAGGTACTGTAAGCAGTCTAAAGGAAAATGGTCTGGGAAACCTTTAAAACTAGAGTTATTTCAAAAAGCTTTTTTACAGGCTTTATTCGGATTCGTTGATAAAGACACTGGTTTTAGAAAATATCGTAAAGCCATTTTATTCGTAGCTCGAAAAAATGGTAAATCAGTTTTGGATTCTGGAATAGCTAATTACATGCTAACTAAAGATGGCGAAGGTGGCGCTGAAATCTATTCAGTAGCCACTAAAAGAGATCAATCTAAAATCGTCTGGGAAGAATCAAAGAAGATGATTAAGAAATCTCCAGCATTAGCTAAAAGAATAAGATGTCTAATCGGTGGCATCTATTACGATGCAACTGATTCATCATTCAGAGCATTAGCATCTGATAGTAATTCATTGGATGGTTTAAATGCTCACTTAGTAGTATGTGATGAAGTACATGCATGGACGGATAAAAATCTTTTAGATGTTATGTATGATTCTATGTCAGCTAGAGAGCAACCTCTTCTATTAGAGACATCAACAATGGGAACTGTAAGACAAAATGTGTTCGATATCGAATATGATTACGCAGCTCAGGTAATTGATGGAACTGTAGAAGATAATACTTTATTAGCAGTTATCTACGAGTTAGATGAAGAAAACGAGTGGATTAATGAAGAGGCATGGTTTAAAGCTAATCCAGCATTAGGAAAAATTAAATCAGTAAAGAATTTAAGAGAGAAAGTTGAAAGAGCTAAATCTAATCCTATCGAATTAGTAAACCTTTTATGTAAGGATTTCAATGTTCGACAGAATAGAGTTAATGCATGGCTATCTTTCGATGATTTAAACAACGAAGCAATTTACACAGATTTAAGAGATGTTTACTGCATTGGGGGATGCGATCTCAGTTCTACTACGGATCTCACATGCAGTACCTTGTTATGTGTAAAGAATAAAAAAATATTAGTTAAGCAAATGTATTGGATTCCTACTAATTTCTTAGAAAAGAAGGTAGTCGATGACAAGATACCATATGATAAATGGTTGAAGTTAGGATGGCTAAGATTAAGTGGAGATTCAAAGATAGATTACCATGATGTAACATCGTGGTTTTTAGAACAGGTCAGAGATTTTGATCTGCGCCCACTCTGGGTAGGTTATGACTCTTGGAATGCTCAATTCTGGTGTGATGAGATGAAACAATACGGATTCCAGATGGTTGAAGTAAGACAAGGTTATAAAACAGAATCAGCTCCATTAAAACAGATGAAAGCTGATCTGATGGATAAAAAGATTAATTATAACAATAATCCGATTCTTAAATGGAATCTGTCTAATGTTGTAGTTAAAGTCGATGACAATGAGAACATCATGTTATCTAAAGAAAAAAGTGTTCAGAGAATAGATGGCGCAGCATCTTTAATGGATGCTTATGTTATCTATATCAATAAACAACAAGAATATCTGAATTATATAAGTGAGGAGGTATGAAATGGCAAAGAATAAGAGAATTAATTTAAGAAGTCTGTTTTCTAAAATGTTCGGTAGTGATAGAGACACTACTCCACCTACTACTGCCACTAGTTTTAAGATAATTGGAGGAGATAATGTAGTATGGACTCCTTACAATGGAGATATTTTTCAAGATGCAGATGTAAGAGCATGTGTAGATGCTATAGCTCGAAATGGTGCAAAAATGCATCCGAGACATATCAGGAATAATGAAGAAGGAATACAAAATATTAAAGGTAATACTTATAGGTTATTAGCTAAGAGACCTAATGACTTAGAAAATGCTTATCAATTCTATTATCAGATAATCTGGGAATTAAAATATCATAACGAGGCATATGTATATGTAGAAAAAGATAAAGAACTAAAACCTTTAGCTTTATATCCATTAGTTTATGAGAAATATGCAAGATATGAATACAAAGGAAAAATTTATATCGAATTTACATTCTCAGATAAGAAGAAACGATTTATTCCTTTAGATGATTTAATTCATTTAACTAATTTTGCTAGTAAAGATGGATTCGCAGGAGGTTCTATTAAACCTCTTAAAGAAGTCTTATCTTTTAAACATATTTTAGATGAAGGGATTGTTAACGCAATTAAAGTAACTTCTGCTATTAAAGGTGTTATTAAATCTACACAAACACTTCTTAAACCAGAAGATGTTAAGAAGATGAGAGATCAATTCGTTGAAGATTTCGTTAAACATAGAGACGGAGCAGGTATCGGAGGATTAGATGCATCTACTACATTTGATCCAGTTAAGATAGAACCTACTACTGCTTCATCAGATCAAGTTAACAGAATCGATTCAAAAGTATTAAAGCAATTCGGATTAAATGAAAAGATACTTACAAGTAGCTATTCAGAAGATGAATGGAACGCATTCTATGAAAGTGTTCTTGAACCTATCGGTTTACAGATGTCTTTAGAATTTACTAATAAAGTATTTACTCCATATGAGAGATTTCATGGAAACGAAATTATTTTTGAATCTAACTTCTTACAATATGCATCAAATAATACAAAAGTTAACATCATCCGTTACTGTGGAAATGTTTTAACAATAAATGAACAAAGAGAAATCTTAAACCTATCTCCTAAAGAAGGTGGAGATATTTTATTAATAGATCAGAATCATGAAGTTAATAGCGCAACTGATAATCCGGACGGTTCAACTGATCCAGATAATACAGATACTAACACAGATACTGATACTAATAATGACACTGATAATGGCAGTGCTAATGAAGGAGATGAAAATAATGAATAAGAATGAATTACCTAAAGAAGTTCGTACAATGGACTTAAAGTTTGAAGTTGAAGAAGTAAGATCAGAAAACGAAGAAACTAGCAAAATGAAAATAAAAGGTTATTCTGCAGTTTTCAATCAACCAGAAACATACAGTTATACAGAAGTCATTGATCCTCATGCATTCGATGAGGCTGATATGTCAGATGTAGTTTTAAGATATAACCATAATGATACTTTTATGGTATTAGCTAGAACTAGAAACAATTCTTTAAAACTAAATGTTGATGGAATTGGTTTAATGATGGAAGCTGAATTGCAAGAAGATATCACTTCTCATAGAGATATTTATAATGCAATTAAATCAGGATTAATCGATAAGCAATCATTCGCATTCACAGTTGCTGAGGATGAATATGATTATGATACAGATACTAGAACAATCAAAAAGATTGGTAAGGTATTCGATGTTTCTGTAGTAGATCAACCATTCTACAACGGAACTAATGTAGCAATAGCTAGAGATATTAATAATGATGAGTTCTTAGCTCGTAGAGCAGAATTAAGAAAAGCTCACGAAGAAGAACTTAAAAAAGAAGCTTTAAGAAAAGCTAAAGATGCTCTTCTTAAAAAATTAGGTTAATACGAAAAAAGAAAAGGAACTGGAGAGTTCCTTTTTTGTTGGTGGAGACTAACTATTCGTTTAATAAAACATCTGGAGAGGTGTATATAGGAAGGATTGCAGCCATAAAGAGCAACGATTAGAAAGGAGTCAGTAAAATGACTAAATCAGAAGAAATCGAAGCTAGAAAAGCTGAGATTCGTACAGAAGTTGAGACAGCTAATACAGAAGAAGAAGTTGAAAAACTAAACGAAGAAGTTGAAGCACTTAACGAAGAAGAAAAGGCATTAAAAGAACATGCCGAAGAAAAAAAAGTTGCTGATGACTTAGCCACTGGCAAAATATCAGCTAAAAAAATAGAGAAAGAGGAAAAAAGCATGGAAGAAGAAAAAAAAGAATTAAGAAATTCTAAAGCTTATATCGATGCATATGCATCTGAATTAAAAGCTCAAATGTCAAAAAAGCATAAAGTTTCAGCAGAAGAAAGAGCTTTATTAACACAAGGAGCTACAAACGGAACAGTTGCAGTTCCAGATCTAGTTGATGATGTTATCCGTACTGCATGGGAAAGAGAAGCATTAATGGCTAGAGTTCGTACTATTTCAGTACAAGGAAACTTCTCAGTTCAATTTGAAGTATCTGGAACTCCTGCAGTAGAACATGCAGAAGGTTCAGGAGAAGTTCAAGAAGAAACCCTAGTTTTAGGTATTAAGACAATAATCCCTAAATTCATCAAGAAATGGATTTCTGTATCAGATGAAGTTATGGGAATGCGTGGAGAGGCTTTCTTAAGATATATCTATGATGAATTAACTTATAGAATCGCTAAGAAAACTGCTGATGTATTAATCAATAAGATTAAAGCATTACCACAATCATTATCTGCTAATAATGATGGTATTTATGATGAAGTATCAGCTAATAAATTAACTGCTGCTCCAACAGTAGGAACTATTCCTTTAGCTACTGCTAAATTAAATCCAGAAGCAACAGATATTACTATTGTTATGAATAGAGAAACTGATGCTAATTTCGTACAAGCTCAATTACAAGCTAACTACGGATTCGATGTATTTAGAGGAGCTACTAAAGTTTATACTGATCAATTACCAGCATATGATTCTGCAGCTGCAGGAGCTATCTATGCTATAGTTGGAGACTTTAATCTAGGTGCTATGGCTAACTATCCAGAAGGCGATGATATCAGAATCACTTATGATGATATTACTCTAGCTACTCAAGATTTAGTAAGAATTATCGGTAAGAGATATGTTGGTGTTGAACCAGTAGCTGATAAAGCATTCGTTTTAATAGCTAAACCTCAAACAGTTTAAAAAGGAGATGAAAGACTATGAAAGAGCAAATATTAGCAAATGTCAAAAAGATTCAAGGTATTAATCATACTGATTTTGACAATCAGATTAATTCGTGGATTAATGCAGGATTTTTAGATTTACGAAGACTCGGCATAGTCTCTTCTTTTTTATCTGATCCTACTGATCCAGAGGATGAAGCTGAGGATGCAGCTAATGATTTAATAGTAACTGCCGTAACTACTTATGTTTTAGGATTCTTAGATGTACCTAATGCTCAGATGTATATGACATCTTATAAGTATCAAGCTGATACATTAAGACATATTAAAGAGTACATAGAAGCATCTGTAGAGGAGTGATTAAATGCAATATAGCGAGATTATATATTTAATTACTGAAAATATGACAAAAGATGAAATCGGCAATTACATTAATCAATCTGAAGTAAAAACTAAATGTTATGCTTTAAAACAAAGCTTAAGAACTAATGAATTTTATAGCGCAGTAGAAGTCGGTATTACTCCATCCGTTGAATTTGTTATTAAAAGACTAAATTACAACGGAGAGGAAGAAATCGAGTGGAACAATGAACGATATCAAGTTATTAGGACAGTTGATCCTAAGAATAAATTTGATATCGTTTTAGTTTGCGCTAGAAAAATTGGTGTTCCAATGGGAGTAACTAATGGCGAATAATAGTATTCTCCAAGTTATTGATATTCTGCATGAATATTCATCTGATATTCAAGAAGGAATAACAAAAGCTGCCGAAGAAGTAGGTAAACAAGGTGTATCAGAACTAAAAAACGATTCCCCTAAAAGAACTGGTAAATATCGTAAAGGTTGGAGAAAAACAACCGAAAAAGGTTTTGGTTCAGTCAATGTTACTGTTTACAATGCTACAGATTGGCAACTTACTCATTTACTAGAAAAACCACATGCTCTTAGAAATGGAAAAACTTCTACTCCTAAAGTTCATATATCTCCGGTAAACGATAGATGTATTGATGAATACGAAAAGGATGTAGAAAAAGTAATTAAAAACGGAGGTTAAAAATGAATAGAGATTATAAGACAATTTATGATTTATTAACAACTTTAAATATCGAAGTTGCTTACGATCATTTTGACGATAATAAGACAATTCAGCCACCTTTTATAGTTTATAGAGCTTTAGCTGCAGATACATTTAAAGCTAATAATAAAACTTTTTATAAAGCTAATAATTTCGAGATTGAATTAGTTACTACTATTAAAAATCCGACATTAGAAGGACAGATAGAAAGCCTTTTAGATGAAAACGAGATTCCTTACGATCAGACAGATCCAATATGGGATGATGACGAAAAAATTTATCATACATTTTATGAAATATAGAAAGGAAAAGATAAAATGGCAAATAAAGTTAAATTTGGTTTAAAAGATGTTCATATTGCTAAGATTACTTATGCAGCAGATGGAATTACTCCTACATATGGAACTCCATTTGCTATTCCGGGTGCAGTAAGTTTAACACTTGATGCCGAAGGAGATTCTGCAGATTTCTATGCAGATAATACTAAGTATTTTAGTGATTCTACAAATAATGGATATTCTGGTTCATTAGAAGTAGCTCTTATCAATGAAGAGTTCAGAACTCAAATCTTAGGACAAGTTAAAGACAGAAACGATGCATTTATTGAAGGTGCTGACGATACTTTAGCTCCATTCGCTCTAGGATTTACTATTGATGGAGATTCAAGTAATACTAAATACTGGTTCTACAACTGTACTGCTACTAGACCATCTGTAAGTTCATCTACTATAGAAACTTCAAAGTCTCCAGTAACAGATACTTTAAATATTGTAGCTGCTGCTAGACTTACTGACATGAAAGTTAAAGCTGACATGACTCTAGGTGATGGCAACGCAACTGCATACAATAGTTTCTTCGAAGAAGTATATGTTCAAACTCAATAATTAAAATGCTGCTCTTATGAGTAGCAAAAAGGCTACTCTTCGGAGTAGCTTTTTTAGTATTCATAAGGAGGTATAATATGGCAACGAAAAATATAAAAGGTATTACTATTGAAATTGGAGGTAATACAATTAAATTAGAAAAAGCTTTAGAAGGTGTCGATAAGCAAGTCTATTCTTTAAATTCAGATTTAAAGAGTTTAAATAGTGCGTTAAAGTTAGATCCTAAAAATACCGAATTATTAGCTCAAAAGCAAGATGTTTTAAGAAGAAACATACAAGCTACAACTGAGAGATTAAATACTTTAAAAGAAGCTCAAAAACAGATGGGAGATTATAATTCTTTAACAGAAGATCAGAAAAGAAATTATAATGCTTTATCTGTAGAAATAGCAAAAAGTGAAGCTGCTCTTAAGAATATGAATAAAGAACTTAAGGCATCTTCTGGAATAGATTTATCTAAACTAAAAGAAGGCTTAAAAAAAGTCGGAGAAGTAGCATTAGATGTATCTAAAAAGATGTTACAAGTAAGTGGAGCTATAGCAGGTGCTTTAGCTGGAGTTGTTGCAGCCGGTGTTAAATCTTATGCAGATTTAGAACAGAATCTCGGAGGTATTAACAAGTTATTCGGAGATAGCGCAGATCAAGTAGTCGAAGATGCAAAAAGAGCATATAAAGAATCTGGAGTCAGTGCTAATCAATATATGGAAACTGCTACTTCATTTAGTGCATCATTAATTAAGAGCTTAGGTGGAGATACAGAGGCAGCAGCAGCTTTAACTAACCGAGCAATTAACGATATAGCAGATAATGCTAATACCTTCGGAACATCTATTGACGAGGTAACTAATGTTTATAAAGCTCTTAGTAAAGAGCAATATACAACTTTAGATAATTTAAAGCTCGGATATGCAGGAACGAAGGAAGGCATGAAGCAATTAATTGCAGATGCTGCAAGTTATACTGATATTCAAAAAGAATTAGGAATAACAGTTGATGCAACTGATATGTCTTTCGATAATCAAATTAAAGCATTAAGTGTAATTCAAAAACACTTAAATATTACTGGAACAACTGCTAAAGAAGCTGCAGGTACTATATCAGGATCTGCAACTGCTATGAAAGCTGCTTTCGATAATTTTATAAACGGATCTGGAAGTCCAGAAGCTCTTTCAGAAGCAGTTACTAATTTCTTAACAAATATCGGAAATACGATATCTCAATTAGCTCCATCTATTTTGTCAGGTGTAGTTACATTAATTCAAAATTTATTGCCACAGATTGCCACATTATTAATTAATTTAGTACCTCAGTTACTAACTGCAGTCAGCAATATGATTAATATGATGTTAACTCAGTTAACGCAAAATACAGATCAGATCGCATTGACGATTTCAACTTTAATAAATCAGGTTATTCAATTTATTACTCAGAACCTACCATTAGTAGTTCAAGCAGGTATTACTATCTTATTAACATTAGTTCAAGGAATTGTTGATTCTATTCCAACATTAGCAGAAGCTATTCCTCAGTTAGTAACAACGATAATAAATGTATTAATTGAGAATATTCCAGCAGTATTAGAAGCTGCAATTACTTTATTAACTGCTTTAGTAGAAGCTATTCCAGTAATAGTAACTGCTTTAGTAGAAAACTTACCTAGTATAATAGATACAATAATAACTACTTTAATAGACAATATTCCAATGCTATTAGATGCATCAATTAAGTTATTTATGGCATTAGTAGAAGCTATTCCTACTGTTATAGTTCAATTAGTTAAAGTTATTCCTACTATCATTACTTCTATAGTAAAGACACTATGGAATAATAAAGGTAAGATTTTAGAAGCTGGTAAAAACATCCTTTTAAGCATCCGAGACGGTATTATGAATAACTTAAGTCAGTTGATGTCTAAAGTTAAAGAAATACCTACTAAGCTTAAAGAATGGCTTTTAGAAGGTATATCTAAGATTAAAGATGCTGGTAAGAACTTGATTAACGGAATGTGGGAAGGTATCGAAGAAAAATGGGATGCCTTGAAAGATAAAGTTAAAAAGTTCGGAGAAGGAGTTGTAGGAAAATTTAAAAAAGTTTTCGGAATTAGTTCTCCATCTAAAGTCTTTAAAAATGAAGTTGGTAAATTCTTAGCAGAAGGTATCGGAGTCGGTTTTGAAGATGAAATGGACAATGTTAATAAAGACATGGCTAAAGCATTATCTATTGATGATTTAGTATCAGATTATAATTCGGCTTTAAACGGATTAGCTTCCGGAGTAGAACGATCTGTTAATCCAGTTATTAATCCTACTATTAATAATGAACAGAACTATCAATTAATGGCAGCAGCCATGAAAGAAGCTTTAAAAGATATGATAATCGAGTTAGATGATCGAGAAGTTGGTAAATTCGTAATATCAACAGTAACTCAGGAAGTTTTTGAATAGGAGGTAGAAAATGAGAAACTATGTTATTATAAATGGAGTTAATTCACTTACTAAAAATGGATTAGCAATAAAAGATCTTCCACCTATCACTAAAACAATGATGAGAACATTAAGAGAAGAAATAGATGGTAGAGATGGAGACATCATAACAGAATTAGGATATTCTGCTTATGATAAATCCATGACAATAGGATTATTCGGAACAGGCTATGATATAGATGACATCATAGCCTTTTTTAATCAATCTGGAACTATTGTATTTAGTAACGAGCCAGATAAATTCTATAATTTCAAAATAATAGATCAGATAGACTATAATAAATTATTAAAATTTAAAGAAGCTACTATAAGATTCCACTGTCAACCATTTAAATATCCGTTAAATGAAGTTCCATTAGTTGAAGAATATCAATATGTAGAAGCTACCGGAACAAACGCAACACTAGACAATACTTCCGAAGCCATATTCAATAAGATAGACTTATTAGGTAATACAAGTCAAACAGGTACACCAACACCATCTTCACCTATACCTATTAATGTAGTAAGTGGTGATAATGAAGTAGTAGTATGTGGAAAAAACTTATTACCTATAAGTACATTAGCAACTCAAACAAAAAATGGTATGACATTTACAAATAATAATGACGGAAGTTATACATTTAATGGTACTACAAGTGCTTATAGTTCTTTTGTTATATTTACTGATTTAAACTTTAATGGAAATTATACTTATGTTTTAAAAGACACTACTACAACTGGTTTTGAAATGTATTTACAAAATAGTGGTGGTAGTGGTATAGGTAATGCTACAACACATACAACAAAAAATGCTAATGTAAGTAAAATAATAATAGGAATACAACCAAACATAACATTAAATAATCTAACAATAACACCTTATGTATATAGTGGTAATTATGATAGTTCATTTACATACGAACCATATACAAGTCAAAACTACCCTTTATATTTAGGAGTAGAAAACTTATTTGATAAAGATAATGCAAGTTTAGGAAAAGGAGTATCTACTTCAACTGGTAATTTGTATAATGATGACGTTTTGTTTTCTACCGATTATATAGAAATAACCCCAAATATAAGTTATGTGGTAAATGGATATAGTTCAAGTGCAAATCGAGTATATGGTGCTTGTTACGATGCTTCAAAGAATTATTTGACAAATGTAACAACTAACGCAAATATATCAACCTTTATTGTTACAAACACAAATGCAAAATACATAAGATTAACTGGTTTTATAAGTGATATAGATACATACCAACTAGAAAAAGGCACAAAAGCAAGTTCATATAGTGAATATGGTGTAGCACCAATAGAACTAAATAAAATAAATGCCTACCAAGACTATATATACAAAGATAGTGGTAAATGGTATTTACATAAAGAGATAGGTAAAGTTGTTTTAGATGGTAGTGAGAATTGGAGCATTAGTAATAGTGGAACCGCAAATTGGTATTATTTAGCAAATATATCAAGTAAAATAATTACACCTAACATTCCTTTTGGTAATAGTTTATCTAATTATTATCAAAATAATGATATTGCTAATGGCAATACGCAAATAGGTTTTAACATATTGTCAAACGGAACTTCATTAACTAATATAAGAGTAAGGTATGGAACAGAAGATACTACTACAAATTATAAAAAATGGTTATCAACTAATAATGTTATAGTGTATTCTCCACTAGCAACACCTACTAATACTGAAATAACTGATACTACTTTATTAGAACAATTAGAAGCTATTAAGAATGCAGTATCATACAGAGGTCAAACAAATATAACTCAGACTAATAATGATCTTCCTTTTATTTTAGATCTAAGTGCTTTAGAATTAAATTCAGATCATTTAGTAATTAATAATATTGGAAGCATCTATTCTAAACCTACTTTAGATTTAGAAGGTACTGGAATAGTAGATATTTATTTAAATGATATTCAGATGTTTGAAGTTGATTTAACTGAAAACAATGAAATTATAATTAATACTGATGAAATGGAAGCATTTAATCCAGAAACCGGCGCTTTAGCTAATAGACAAGTTACCGGAGAATATGATGTCTTTAAGTTAGATCCCGGAGAAAATAACTTAAGATTTAGTGGTAATTTAACTAAAGCAACTTTAACCAACTATGAGAGGTGGTTATAATGATTAAGTTATTCGGAACTACTGACGATTTATTCAGATCTAATGGAGATAAAGTAATAATTCCATTAAGAGCTATTGTCCATAACGAGGATAATGGCTCTTTTTATTTAGATCTGGAAGCGAGTCTTAAATACATAGATGATCTAACTCCTAATAGAATCTTAGTAGCTAATACTCCTAAAGGTTATCAAGCTTTTAGAATTTCTAATGTTACTAAGACAAGAAAAAGAATTAGTTTAAGAGCTAAGCATATTTCATATGACAGTGAAAACTACTTAATTTTAGATTCATATGTAGTAGAAAAAGATGCTAATGCTGCATTAGAACATCTTAACAATGCTACAGATAACATTTCTCCATTTACTCTAACATCTAATATTACTAAGATAGCTTCTTATAGATGTGTTAGAAGAAGTCTTTTTGAGGCTTTACAAGGAGTAATTGAAAGATGGGGAGGACATCTTTACAGAGATAACTATAATGTTCAAATATTGGATTCAATCGGAACTGATAACGGAATTGAGATTCGTTATGGAAAGAATCTTCAAGAAATAAATGCTACTTACAACTGGGATAATGTAGTTACTAAAATTAATCCAGTTGGTAGAGATGGTTTATTACTTCCAGAAGTTTATTTATATTCTGATGTTCAATACGATATTCCATATACTAAAAAGATTAGTTTCGATCAATCAGAAGTATTAGAAGAAGATTACGAAGATGAAGAAGGCAATTTAAATGAAGAAGCTTATCAAAATGCTTTAATTGAGGATTTAAGAAAACAAGCTACTGATTATTTAAATGCTAACTGCTATCCATCGGTAAATTATACACTTTCAGCCAATTTGCAAGGTATTTCTAATATAGGAGATACAATCCTAGTAAAAGACGAAAAACTTGATATAAACCTTCTAACTAATGTTATTTCATATGAATATGATTGCATATTAGAAGAATATACGAGCTTAGAGTTCGGTAACTTTAAACCAGAACTATCTAAGTTGATGTCAACTATATCAGATAATACTGCTACTGCTATTAGTGAAAATAATGCAGTTATTCAAGTTACATTAAACAAAGAATTAGCAGAAGCAACAGATAGAATCTGGAGTGCTTTAGGCAGCTCTTACGTTATCTATGATGGAGATAAGATTCTTGTATTAGATAGACTTCCTAAAGAAGCTGCTCAAAATGTTATCATGATTAATTCTGGAGGTATTGGATTCAGTAACGAAGGAATTAATGGAACATTTAAATCGGCATGGACAATCGATAACATATTAAACATGGAAAACATAAATGTTATAGGATTGTCAGCGAACCTTATAAGATCCGGAACCTTGCGTCTAGGATCTAACTTAAATCAGTATGGACAGTTAGAAGTTTATGACGAATCTAATACATTGATAGCTCAGTTAAATAAAGATGGCTTAAAGATGTTCGGTGTCGATGGCTCATATGTATTAATGAATACAGAAGTCGGTTTTGCTGGTTATGACAGGCTTAATAATAAAATTTACTGGGTATCTGGAGATTCATTCCATCAAAAAAAATCTGAAATAGAAGAAGAAGTTACATTCTTCGGAATATTAAGAGCTATTCCTATAACGATAGAAGAAAATGGCGAAGTAGTTAATTCAGGAGTCGGATTCGTATCAGTTTTAGGAGGTGGTAATTAATGGCAATAATAGGAGATAAAAGCACTACTTTAAATTCCCCAGAAAGTTCAACTTATAAATATACATTAAGGGCTTATTTTGAGGAGCAAGATACTTATGTTTCTAATAATACTAGTAAGATATACTGCGAAGCATCATTAGCTGCAGATAAAATAGCTTTTGATAATAATAACGGTGGCGACTTATCAGTTTATTGGCATGATAATAACACTAATACTGATACATTAGTTGCTACTTTACAAGTTAAACAATGTGGGAAAAACTATGGTACTAAATGGGTTGGAGGAACAATTTATCCTACTCATAAATCTGATGGCTCGTTAAGTGGTTATGCTATAGCGAAATGGGAAAGAAGAACTACTAATCGATATGTTCCTTATAATGGCAGTGTTAATACCGATAATACTGCTTTAACTAGAATACCTAGACAAGCTACAATTACAGAAGCTCCAGATTTTACAGATATTCAAGATTTAACAGTTAAATATAATAATTCAGCAGGTAATGCAGTAAGTTCACTTCAAATGTGTATAGCGCTTACTGAAAGTTCAGCTGCATCTAATCCAGCTATAG